CGTACAAATCAATCTCTATTGGATAGTATCTTTTCTCTTGTCTATCCCACTTTAAGAGATTGTATCTGCCATTTGTAGTATCCGATACCAAACTGCAGACTACACCTATTATAGCAGGATCTCCTGTTAATAACAAGTAGTCTGTTGGTTTGAAATCTTTTACTAAGTTTTTTAATTTAAAAATAAGTGGACCAGGTGAAAAAATCATTTGTGATCTTTCATCCAATAAAAATTTTAACTTACCGTATTCTGCTGCACCCATAATATTAAATTTAGGACGGCCTTCTCTTGTGCCTGCAATCTCTTGCACAACATAAACAGTAGGTTTAGATATTTTTATATCTTTGTAATCCATACTTTCTTTTTCTTTCATGCTTGACTTTTTATTATAATCCTATATTTATGTCAATAGAAAGTTATGAATTATAAATTTAAAATGAAGCCGTATGCGCATCAGCTAACTGCGTTAGAAAAATCTTGGAATAGAGATACGTTCGCATATTTTATGGAAATGGGTACTGGCAAAACAAAGGTACTAATAGATAATTTATCAATGCTTTACGATAAAGGTAAAGTAGATGGTGCATTAATAGTGGCACCTAAAGGTGTAGTGGGTACGTGGTACAATCAAGAGTTGCCTGCACATTTACCAGACCACATAGAGAATGTGTCAGTATTGTGGCAAGCAAATATAAATAAAAAACAACAAGATAAGTTAGATCAACTGTTTAAAACGGGTCATAAACTACACATACTTGTAATGAATGTAGAGGCTTTTAGCACAGATAAAGGTTTAAACTTTGCAAAGAAATTTTTAAGATCACACAAATCTTTAATGGCTATTGATGAATCTACGACTATAAAAAATCCAAAAGCAAAAAGAACAAAAAACATACTATCATTACCGTCCCTGTGTAAATACAGACGAATAATGACAGGTTCTCCTGTTACAAAAAATCCATTAGATTTGTTTACACAGTGTTATTTCTTAGACCCTTTTCACCTCAACCATGAGTCTTACTTCTCTTTTAGAATGAGATATGCTGTAATGAAAACAGCACACATATCTGGTAGGTCCATACAATTAGTTGCTGGATTTAAAAATTTACCTGAACTATCAGACAAACTAAAACCTTTTTCATACAGAGTGTTAAAAGAAGATTGTTTAGATTTACCTGATAAGATCTACATGAAAAGAGAAATAGAGTTGTCTGCAGATCAAAAGAAACTATACAAACAGATGAGACAAGAGGCTTTAGCTACATTAAACGGTAAAACTGTAACAACTATGACAGCTCTTACTCAACTAATGAGACTACATCAAATAACTTGCGGTCATTTCACTGCTGATGATGGTTCAATACAAGAAGTTAAAAACAATAGACTAGATGAATTATTAAACATCTTAGAAGAAGTTGAGGGTAAAGTTATTATATGGGCACACTATCAACATGATATTGAATTAATATTTAAAGCTATCGAGAAAGAATATGGTCCGGGTTCCGTGGTCCATTACTACGGTAAAACGTTACCTGAAGAACGTGACTATGCTATTCGTAATTTTAAAAACAATAGTAAAGTTAGATTTTTTGTAGGTACACCACAAACAGGGGGATATGGTATTACGTTAACACAAGCTAATACTGTTATTTATTACTCTAATGGATATGATCTTGAAAAAAGAATGCAATCAGAAGACAGAGCACACAGAATAGGGCAAAAGAAAACAGTGACATACGTAGATATTATAGCAGAAGATACAGTAGATACAAAAATTGTAAAGTCTCTTCGTAAGAAGATTAATATTGCCTCTAAGGTTATGGGTGAAGAATTAAAAAAATGGATTTAAGCTATAAATCTTTCTAACAAAAGTAAGGCCACGGTCCCCACCGCAGCTAAAAGAACCCAATAGATTTTGTCTATCTTGCCACCCAATTTGTGAATACCACTATGCATGTGATGAATATCTTTTTTAACACCTTTAATGTGTCCGTATAGGGATACAATATGTTCTCTAGTAGTTTTAGGTTCAATAGCCATTAAGTTCTAGTCCTTTGTCTTATAATTTGTTCGCCTGGTGATAATAATGCGGTCTCAGTTCGTGTCAACCCTGTTTGTGGTATCACCGCCGTTGTTCTTTGTTTGACCACAGGAGCTGGGTTTTGAGATACCGGTTGGTTAGTATTGAAGAAAGAAGATGGTACAACAAAATCATCTTTATTTATTAAAAACTCTGTGTTTAATCTTTGTTTATTTAATATCTTAATTATTCTTTTTATTTTCTTTTCAGCCACCCTATTCAAAGGATTAGGTATATTTTTTTCTCTAGAAAGATCTGAATATACTTCTTTCATTTTGTCAGATATAGTAAATGGTCTAAATTTACTTTTAGATATGGCAGTAAATAAAGGACCTGCTCCTCTTTCTTCAAACATTTCTCTTATTTTTTTCTTAGGCACTCCTAATTCTAAAGCAGCTAAGTATATTCTTCTCATTTTATTAAATGTTTCTAATCTTTTTTCATTAGCATCTATAAATTGTCCTACAATTCTATCTGTATCTTTTACTGGATCTCCTGATAAAGTGCCTTCATATATTAATTTTCTCTCATCTCTTTCGTCTCTGTTAAACTCTTGTATCTTAAAGTTTAGTGTTTTTTCTGGGTCAATGGGTACGACTCTAAATCCAAACAAACCTGCTAATTCATCGACTACTTCATACTCTTGGCCTTTTAATGTTTGACCAAGTATGGCTTTTCCAAGTCTTCTAACCTGTGGAACAGAACCAGGTGATAATCTGTATGCTGCTTCAATTAAACTTTTAGAAACTTTAGTTCCAAAATCATCTCTTGGATTCCATATTCTTGATCCGTCTTCTCTAGTTCCATTTCTTACAAATATATCTAATGCAGTTCCAATGTATATTGATTCACTTATAAATGGATCTACAAGTTGACCAATCGCATTAAAGATACCTTTTGCAACACCAGAAATTAAAGGCTCATTACTACCTAATTGTTGTGATCTATCTACTTGTGATAAAACTGTGGCAGGTATTTGAGATACGGTATCGTAAAAGAAACCATGACTGAAATCTACGTAGTAATATTTACCATCTCTTTTAATAGGTATAATTGTAGAGTCAGAAGACCAGTCTGGTAACATTTCTCTCATCGCTGCAACCTCTGGTCTCATCACACCATACAAAGCTCTTGCCGCTTCGTATGTTGCTATTGGTACAGCGGTGTAGGTTAATCCTTGTCCTATTAAAGTTCTGTAACCCATTGTAGAGTGAATAGGACTTGCTATGTCATCAAGAGCTTGTTTAGTTGTGTTTGCAACCGTTCTCATAATCTCTGCTGGAAAGGCTACGAAGTTACCTAACGGAGATCTTCTAGATCCTTTTACAAAATCAGACACGTATGCATAGTTAGGTATAGTTTGTCTAACTCTACTTGCAGCTTCTCTCATTATTGCAAGTTTTGTTGGAGCTTCTTTTATAATACCTGCATTAACAGCATTGCTATAATTTTTAGACAACTGATTAAAGTATCCTGCAAAATTAAATATTCTCCATACATCATCCTCAGCTGTGTATGCATCTTGTGCTATCTTTTGTGCTTTTTTAAATTTTTTACTAAACGTATTTAATAATCTATCTAAATTACCACCTGATTTCACAACATCATCAATAAGACCCATTGTTTCTCTGTACGCAATGTTTTGGTTTACCACACCCTCATCCAATAAAAATCTATACAATGCCTGATTAGTTGGTAAGTTTCTTGTAAATAATTGTGGTTGAATTGTGGCAAAAGCTCTTCTTAAATTTTTAAAAGTTTCTCCTATTGGTGCTAATAAATTACCTGTGTGTAGTGTTGTTATAGCGCCAGAAAAAAAGTTACGTGCGTGTGTGAAAGGTCCTAACACTGTCTTTGCCATCTGCGTAAAACCTTTTGGTATCATCACTAATAACTGATAGGGCAATGACTTTGTTAAAAAACTTTGTGCTACTTTATCTCCTTCTCTAATTGCCGTTGCAAAATCAGCTCTTGTGTACAAACCATCTAATGGACTTGTGTATGTTAGATCTCCAAGTGGGTTGTCTAATTTCAATCCTTGTCTACTTTCAATAATGTCTCTACCTTTAAATCTACTTGGATTAGGCAGATTAGTTCTTGCTGCTGCGTATGTTTTATAGAACATACCTGGTTCACCTCTCGCTTTTGCAGCTTTGTCTCCTGCTAATAAAGAATTGTAAAATTTATCTCGTCCTATTATTTCTCCTAAATCAGTCATGGTGCTAGCAATAATATTTCTGCCATCTTTATAAGATCCAAACAATTTATTAAATGCAGCAAAATCAGATTTAGTTTTTATTAATCCACCTTTCTTATCTGGTTTAAATTTACCACCGCCGGTAACATTTTCTGCCATATTTTTTAATTGTGTTCCTGAGTCTGCCAGTGCACTTTTAGGTGTAAATAAAAACTCTGGGGCTTTAGTTATTTTACTTCGTCTAACATTTTCTAAAATAGAATCAACCTCCATCATAGCATCATCCATGTTATACTTTGTATTACCTGCTTCTCTTGCTCTTTTTATAAGAATATTAGCAACAGCTTTTTTTGCTTCATATGTAGGTTTAAATGCACTTGTAAAGAATCCTCTTCTTGAGCTGTCAAATATTTTATAATCTGTTCCAACAAAGTTTTTAAATCTAGTTGTTAGTATATTGTTAAACTCTCTTGCTCCAACATTTAAATTTTTACCCTGTAATATTTGATTTTTTATTCTATTCATGGACACTCTGTATCCAATCATGTCTGTAATTAAATCAGATATAGCTTGATCCTTAACACCAATTTTTTTCATGCTCTCTGTAAAAGATGTAAGAACTTTTTTATTGAAACCCTCAAACATAATCTTACGACCTCTAACAACATCTTTACCAGACTCTAATAGATCCGATAATAATTTAGTGGCTGTTACAGGATTACCTAATGCATCGTTTACAACATCGCCTGTTCTAGAAATTTTTTTAAGTGATGTGTCTACATCCCTAATAAAATCATCTGTTAAATTAGCTACAGCTGATTTTGTTCCTTCTAACTTTTGCACAGCATCTTGTAGTTCTTGTGTTCTAAAACTTCTCGTTCTAAACGGTTCAAATAAATATTTATCAACCCATCTTTCAATTTGACTGTTGCTGTATACTAATTCTTTCCCTCTTGTTGCAGCTAATTTACCAAGTTTTCCTACACCTACAACAAAAGGTATAATAGGAAATCCTATCTCTGCGCCAAATTTAAATTTATTAAGAAGCTTTCTCATAGCTTCATCTTTTGATGTTTTCTTTTTCTCACGATCTAAAGCCGTAAGTTTACCTTGATCAAAGAACAGATCACCAAAAGTTCCTATGTCTTCGGCTTTCATTATTACCGCGCCTGTACCTATTCCACCACCTACAGTCACACCAACAAATTTATCCATTTTAGATAGTTTGTTTAATTCCTTTACTTTCTTACTAGCCTTGTAAAGATCTTTACTTTTTGTGCTTACATATGTTCCACGGTTAACCGTGTTAACCATTTTATCAGCTATTTTTCTAGCGTGTTTAGTTGCTATAGCTATACCTTTTGCAGCTGGTTTACCTGCAAATTTTGCAGCGCCATATAATTGTACGATAGCTTCTGTAATTCTACCTGTTGCAGTTTCTCTAGCTCTGTCTTCTGATTGTTTTAAAATGTCACCTATAATAGATTGTTCAAGTTTATTGGTTAATCTTGCGACAGTGCTGTCCTCTACATCTTCGCCCTCTTCTGCAAATGCATCTTTTAATTCTGCTCCCAGGTACATAAAACCAAGAGGTATCTTAATTAAACCGCTTAAAGCTGCATTACCGACAGACTCTCCTAAACCTACTTCATTTAAAGATTTATCATCACCAAGATCAAACTCATCTTTAGCAAACAAAACTTTTGGTTTTTTCTTTGTGTCAGCTTTACCGTCTGTGCCTTTTTTAGTTTCTTCTTTTTGTTTTATTAATTCTTTTTGTTCTTCTATTTTTTTTAAACCCTCACTAATACCATATTTGTCTTGATACCTTTGAAACTTATAGGCATTGTCTAATATTGTATTAAAATCTTTTTTTTCTGTTCTTGTAGGTTTGAGGATTTTATCTAAAAGCGATCTTTCTTCGTCTGCCATTTATCCTCCTATTGTGCTGATTCTACTGGTATGAATTTATCTCCTTGGAACGTGTAGAATTTGCCTTTGATTGGGTGGTAATATTTTAAACCGTTTTGATAGTCTCCCTCTGTATAATAACCCGCCTGGTCAGTTATACTTATAATACCGCTATCTGGATCTTCTTTTCCTAATGTATCTGGATCAATATAAATTTGAGTTAAGTCAATATCATCTTTTGATACGTTTGGATTTCTACCATCTACAACATTTTGCACGGCTCTAGATATTTGCATAGCACCGTCGTAGCCTAAATCAAAGTTATCGTCTTCTAATAATACAGATGCTCTTTTTTCTATTTTTTCACCTTCTTTTACTTCTGGTCTTTTAAATCCAGATTTACTATATCTCTCTTCATCTATAATCATTCTTTTAGCTTCTTGTTCATCAACACCGTAGACTTCCATGTAGTAAGGAACTAACTCTTCTATCTTGTCTAAGTCTTTATCATCTAAAGCCTCTAATGCTAGAGCTGCTTTTGTTTGTCCTGATCGTTGTGCTGAATCCATAAATCTACCAAATGGCTCTCTTGCAGCTCCTGCTGCTGTAGAGAATATATTACCCGTTGGAGGTTTCGATGCTAAATTTAAACCAAAATCTATTAAGAATTGATTTAAACTTGGTCCTGGCACCAACGATGAAATTAAAGCTATTCTTCTTGCTAAGTTACTATCCATTCGTGGCATCTGTGGCTTGCTGTAATCCATTGTTATTTCTGTAGATCCTTGTTTCATGTTTGGTATTTGAACACCCGCACTGCCCGTGCCATTTTCATATCTCTGACGCATGTTGTTCATAATGCCGACGTTTTCAACGTCACCACCCATTCTGAACATAGGTCTTTTTAAAATACGTTTCATCATATTAATTGCCGCCTGATCCTGGTAATCTTAAAAATTTTGAAGGATCAATCGTACCAGGATTTTTTACTGCTCCGTAGATACCTGCTAACGTAGATCCTACACCAAGAGCTGTTTGTAATGGTGTTGGGTTAGGTATATTTGTTGTAGTTTGTCTAACCGGATATCCTCCCATTAATCCTGTTACGCCTTGACCATAGAAACCTAATCTTTCTTGTGGTTCGAACGCTGCCATTCTAGCTGCCTCTCTGCCAACATCTGCCTCTGCTTGTGCTTGAGCTTGTTGTACCGCGCCCACTCGACCCAACTGTGCTATCTGTGCTTGTTCTAAACCAGGAACTTGTGAAGCTAATCCTGTTTGTAATGATCCTAAACCTACTCTAGATTGTGCTAAACCTTGTCTGTTTGCTATATCTTGTTGTCTTCTGGCTACTGCGTCTTGGAAACCTTGTTGTCTAATACCAGCTAAAAGTGAACCTAGTGCTCTGTCTTGATCTGCCTCAAACTGTCCTAATTGAACTCCTGCTCTTTCAGCACCTAACACACCAAGAGCTGTTTGTTGATCTCTAATTGCTTCTCTTTGTTGACCTCTTAATCTATCAAAATCTGCTATCGTTGCGTCAATAACTTGTTGTTGGTATGGTGATGTAAACTCAGCTATTGATCCCGCGCCTGTACCTGCTCCTGTCCCTAATAAATTTTCTGCACCAGCAATTCCTGCCGCTGCTTTATCAAACTGTGTTTGTGCATCTGCTATAAAAGGTCTAAAAGAATCTACACCTTGTCCTGCAAGTGTAGCTGCTTGTGTTTGTAAAGGATCTTGTGCTGCAACCGTTGGTGCAAAACCCTCTTGAGCTTTTTGTGTTTGTTGAAATGTTTGAAATCTTTCTTTAGCTATCTGTTGTCTGTTTGCTAATTCTTCATCTGTCTCTAATCTAAACTCATTTGTCGACGGATCTTGAATGGTTCTTTTTGTTAGATCCTCAGATATGTCTCTTGTTAATGCTGGTAATCCTGTAACACCAATAAGCGATTTGGCAAAATCTTTACCAATATCTTCTATAAACGGTGCGGGTCTTGATATTTGTGTTTGTGTAGCCATTATGCGACCTTATTCTCCAGTTGTTTCATTGTTTTATACATTAAATCTGCACCTCTATCAACACTTCCTCCACCTGCTGCCCTTACGGCATCAGCTGTAAATACGAACTCATTCTTGGATAATCTTGCTGGCACATCGTCTGCCTTTTCTCTAGCACCTATAGGCACAAATCCACCACCTCTAAGATCCATTTCATTACCACCTAGATTCATCATACCACCCTCTGCAGCCATGGTTCTACCCATATCTTCTTTCATACTCATCCTATCAAACTCCTCCATTGCTTTTTTTGCTGCATCTTCTGGAGATAGTCCCATATCTAAATATTTTTCAAAAAGGTTCTCTAATATTCTTTCGTTTTCTATGTTAGAGGCCATCATAATACCCTCTTTAGGTTTTTGTGATCTAAATTTATTCATTAATCTATCTATTTCATCTTGTAATTCTTTCATTTCTGCTGGGTTTAAATCTTTTACGGGCTTACCAAACAACTGCATGGCTATGTCATCAGACTCATCACCCACTGCTGATGCCATTTTCATAGGTGCTTCATCAATATCTCCACCGTCTGCAGCAAATCTTGTAGGTCCTCCATAGTACGCTAGATAACTTCTGAACGCTGGATCTGATTGATCTTGCGTTGGTAGTTTCTCTTCTTCCTCGTCTTGTCCCATAAAGAAAGGAGCAGCTGTAAGCGCACCACCACCAAGTATTAATGCTTGTTTAATTGGGTCTAAAGCTTTAAATGATTTAAATATATTACCACCAAACGCTGTTTTATTTGCTAAAAATCCTAAACCACCTATTAAAGCTAATTTACCTACTGGAGACTTTGCAACTTTTTTAACAGCTCTTGTAGCCTTTTTTACAATACTACCTAAGCCATATTTTTGTCTTACTTCACCACCGTCTTCAAATTTTCCACTATAAAATTTTACTAATTCTTCAAATTCATTTTTTGGTTCTTCTTTTTTATCTTCTGTGATAGGTGCTCGTAATTTTTTTATTATAGGTTCGTTGTCCCCACCTTCACCACCTCTTGTTTTTGGTCCAAATCTTTCTGCAAATTTTGATCTAGAAATATCTCCTACTTGAGATCGTATATCTCCTGTTAAATCTACACCTAATTCTTGTAAACCTTCTAATGTTCTAGCAGCGTTTGCTAAACTTATATCACCACCCACTAGACCCTCTGAAAACAAACCACCTTGAGTATAATCGTCTGCTAATGTTGCAAGAAGCTCCGGCGGCACATCTCTCAAACCAAACACAGATTTAATTGCTCCTGGAGTTGTTAATACACCTCTGCCTATACGATTCATTCTTGAATCAGTTTCAAAAGTTTTAAATCTGTTTTTTGCTTTTTGAAAAAAACTAGGTTCATTGTCTCCAACAGGTCCACCATACGTGTCTTCGGTTGTAGTACCTTGACCTGTCATTTCAGGAGACCCTTCAAAACCTGAAGTGTAGCTTGAACTTGGAGATGAAGTCATACCCATTTCATTACCAAAAGCAGCAGCTGACTCATAATCAAAACCACCATTTGCAAATGGTTTTCTAGGTGCTCCACCTTCGGCTAGTAATTGTCTGGCTATATTTGATCTAATTATTGACATTTTTTCACACTACTTGGTTTTAGGAAACAAATCAAGTGAAGGCATGATTACTTGAACATCTCTTCTAATCTCTGCTTCTGGCACTCCTTTTGCCCTCCATTCGTCCTCTGTCTTATATACTTCACCTGTTTTTAGGTTAGATATGGTTGTTATTATCTTCTCTGGTTTTATTGTTTCCATTATGTTGCTACCTCTCTTGGCTGTATTTCTAAGATTGAAGCTATGACATGCAATTCGTTTGCATCACTAGCTTGGACTTTCAAAGCCTCACCTGCCTCCATAACAAGAGGTTGTGTTAACAGCTCTGTTGTAGCATTTGAAGATATAGCTTTGCTTTTAAATAAGCTAAATATGTTTGACGATGCGTCCACTAAGGTCACTGTAATACTAGCTCCTGATCCTGCATCTTCAGATACTAAAATTGATTTAACCACAGATGTTTTAAACGATGGCACTGTGTACAGTGTCGTAAGATTTGTGGTTGTTAAATCTGCTTTTTTATTAATAAAATTATTTGCCATTAATTTATAAAGAGGTTGAACGCTTCAACCTCATCCTTTAATTCTTGTTGGTACGTCGTATTTAATTTTTGTATTACACCGTCAAGATCTCTAACCTGTGCATCTGCTACAGCTTGTTTATATTCTTCACTAGGTCTTGTTAATACTTGTACTATCTTTGCCATTATCTTCTACCATCCGCTTGTACATCTAACCTGAATGTGCCTAATTTCCAGTCTTGAGATGTGCTTGTATTTTCTACTTTAAGAGCAATCGCTCTAGCTCTAGCTCTTGTATCTACTTTTTGCGTGCTAGATGTAACATCAAAAGGTCCAAGTGATGAACTTGCAGCTGTATCATTTGGAAAGTTTTTTAAATTTAACGTAACTCTAGTTGAACCTGTTTGTGAAATAAAATCAGGTATGAATCTTCTTATCTTCATCATAAACTCACCATCACCTCTAAGATCTGCAATATTAGTTTGTGCGCCTCTAATAACTCTTTGTGTAATGTCAAAGTCTCCTGACAGTATGTTTGCTGTAATAGCCGTTACTGTTCCACCTTTGACTTGATCAGTCCCTGTTTCGTGTTGATAGTATGTTGATATACCATCTGTATTACCCTGCACGTATGTAGATGATGTAGCTCCTTCCACACCATCTGCATCATACTCTAGTGCATGCGGGCTACCAAATACAGCGGAGTCTGCCCACGCTGTTCTAGCTAATGTACCAACTGTCCATATAGGTCTTCTTGGCGATGAGTCTTGGTAATTATAACAAACCATTCTATTTACAACTGAAGAGTTTGCTGTTGGGTAGAACCACATAATTTCACCAAACAAGTTGTTAAGTCCTACCGTTATCATCTGGTTACCGTGTTCCAAGTTTATATCGTCGTATACAAAATCTTCTACAAGACAAGGTAATGTTTCTAGAGCACCGGCATATCTAAAGAAACCATTTTCTGAAAACCAATACGCTGCACCATCCACCTCAACAACTGCATTTTTACCTGCTAGTCCACAGTTAGTTCCAACCTGCACAAAGGCAAATGTAAATGGTTGACCAACAAATCTTTGTAAGAATAAAGCTGTATCTGTGTATACATATATTGCATCTCTACCTCTAATGGCTCCCACGATTCGTGATCCGTCGGCCAGTCTTTGTGCACCCGCTGTATTGTCTGCTGTAGCTGTATAAGTATTAATATCTTCTCGATCAGAAAATCTTACAAACATATCATCTTGTGTAGACTTTGTACCAATTGTAGTTTCTGTACCAAAGAATACTAAGTGTCTGTCTGGTGTAGATACGAGCATGTGTCTTGATGCTGTAGGTGCGCCTGTAATAATAGTAGCTCTATTTGATGTAGCATTTGTTGCTGTTGAATCCCACTCAAACACTTCACCATTTACGATTAAACAAATAGCTTTATCACCAAAATTATCAATAGACCACATACCGGGTTCTAGTGTTAAATCTCCTGTTGCTGATTGGTTCCACGCTACGAAACCTGATGTATTTGTAACTGTGGCTCCAGCAGAGTGAGATGCTGCTGTGGTGTTTCTCACACCTCTTGTTACACCTGTTAGGGTGTTACCTGAAATCCCTGTGTATTGTATTTCTTCTGTTCCTATTAAAATAAAACTGTCTCCTGACGATGGTAGTTGTGATGTATCATTTAAAGTTATTGTTGTTGTAACTGCATTTATATCTGCAGATAAAACTGTAGTAAAAGCTCCAACTTCTTCTCCACCCCAAGATCCAAGTGACCAACCATCACCTTTTGCTTGTACATCAGGACCTACGTGATAATAGTGTCTAACTCTAACACCGCCTGAAAAAGAAGTTCCCGTTCCAGATCCTGTTTCTGCTGATGGCATTGTTATTGTAATCGTGCTTGATGTTGGCACTGTGGTTGCCATAAATCTTATGTCATCAAAATCTGATGCACCAAAGTTTGAATCTGTAATAGATGAAAAGTTATCTAATAAGACAATGTCTCCTGCTTGTATATTATGATCAGTAGAAAAGTTTATTGTAACTTCAGTTGACCCATTGGCTGTCTTAAAAGCATTAGTAAGTGTGTTTGTAGATTTAATTGGGTGTATGTCGTAGAACACACCACCCGAGTATGCATATAAAATTCTATTTGTTCCTATGATAGAGTATTTTCTACTTTCACTATTTGTAAATTGATGTAGTGCTCTTGCTGCACCTGTAACATTGTCAGCGCCTAACTGTTTCCAACCACCTATCTTCTCAGGTGTAGAGTATCTAAAACGGACATTATCACAGTCTATCCACTGACCTTCTGCAGCTGTCGCAGTAATTTGTTTGTTTATACCAGGTTGAAACCCTATCTTTTGTAGCATAGATCTCCAGATTATA